ACCCGCGACGCAAGGTTTTGCCAAAATCTTTAGGTGGGTGGTAGTCAAGGATCATCCGGCCTGCAATATCCATGCGCATTCCGGCCTCGCCGTTCTCTAAAGCCAGCAAAGCCTTGCTGATTCGGCGCTGTGTAGTCTCAGAAATGGGCATTTTTTGCTCAAAAAACGCCTTTTTCATGTTTCTGTAGTCCACTCCCGCTAATTTCGCAAAAGCCGCCATTGAGTAGCCTCTTTTACGATTTAGCCGCATATTGTGCAGTCTCAGCGTGATTTCAGCGATGGTAAGTACCTTAATCATCAAAAACCCAAGGCTTTTAGGTAGTTTGACACCTGTTTTTGCACCTGAATCTGTCCACCAGCCTCACTTTCGGCGTCTTGTTGCTCTTTTTTCTCTCTTGTTACCCTATTTGCAATCAATCTAGGCTGTAATTGCTCGGCAAAAGCGGCAGCAGCCAGTGCTGAGGCAATCACACGGTCATCTTTTGACCTTCCGGTGGCGGCAATCGTGCCTCCGTCGCGCACAATCCCCTTCATTTCGTCGATGCACTCCTCGGAATACACGCGCAACATGCCGCGCTCGAAATAATCCTTTAGGTAATTCAGCATTCGCTCTTTGCTTGAGTGGGTTGTCACCCATCCAATGCTGTTCGATATGCCAAAACTATCATTTCTGCGCCACAGATAGTGTTGCATATTGCCCAAAACGTCGTTTAAGTGCCGCGCTTCTGAGGCTGGCAAGGCTGACGCTTGCCTTCTCAGGTTCCTCATCTCGTTAATCACGGCCTGACCGGGGCCATTAACCTCCAAGTTCAGCAGCGAATTGCCATAGGCACCCGCCAAGTAGCAGATCACCCATGCAAACTGGAAGGTATTTAACTCGGACGTAGCGAACTCTGCGACCTGATCCATGCCATCGGCATAGCAGCGGTACACCTGAATGCAAAATCTGTCTGCCCAATCCGACGATCCATACGCCGGGTCAGCGCCAATGACGTAATAAGCGTTCGCCACCGGCTCTTCCCAAATCTTTAAGGTGGCTAGTCGCTCGGTACTTTGGATCAACGTCGTGTCTTGGAAGTTCGCGCCCATGCTAAAGCGGTAAGACACGAACGCTTCGCGCTTGGCCTGCTTCATGGCGTCGGTACACCGGGCGGTAGAGAAGAAGGATGTTCCCGTCATCACAAAGGCGTAGTCCTCTGTGGGTGGGAATTCCTGATACATCAGGCCATCGTCCTTCAAGCCTTCATGCAGCTTCCAGCGCCACCACGCAATCTGCCGAGAATTGATCTCGTAGTTGTACATCTTGCGTATGTCTTTCGTCCATTCCTTCTCTTCGGGTGATAGCTTGCCATCCCAATAGGTCTTGTACACATCCGATTTGGGATCAGCGGTGTAAAGCTGGTTACGCCACCAGCCGCAAAAAATCGCTTTCTGTGTTCGCGCTCGTTTGGCAGTTGTCCACATGTCGTGAAACATGTTGAAGCCTCGCGCTGTACTCTCGAACATGTAGTAACGCAGCGGGTTAGTTTCAGCTAAGGATGCAAGCAGTGACGCTAATCCTTCTTCGTCGCCCCATGAAGACGTTTCCGTGCCATGCAAGAAGGTAATGCCCTTACCTCGACCCAACCCACCTTTGGCGCGAGTGCCTGCCACTTGGTAGAACATGCGGCTTCGGTTTTGCAGCACCAACTGATTGCGGTTGTGACTCATCAGTGGAATCTTGTACTGCTTAGGCAGGCCATCCATGTACATCGCCAGCGTACTTCTAAACTGTTCCCGGTTTTCTTCCGTGTCAGTTGTCAGGGTGCCTTGCATTCCGGGATGGATGAAGTGCCAGTAAAGATCAAGCGCCAGAGAAATAGTAGTAATTCCAAGCTGCCTCCCTTTTAACACCACAAAGAAGTGGATGTCATCTTGCAAGCCCCTTGCTACTTCATCCATGACATAGGTCTGACTTCCAAGGAGGCGCTCTCCCAAGGTAATCATGCCCTGTTCTTTAGACTCAATTCTTAACTGGCTACAGAAGCGGTAGAAGTTCTTGCGATCAAATTGCATGAATGGTGTATCCGTAGTGTTTGGCAAACAAGTCGTACACCGCTTCTTCTCCGTACATCTCTTTCATCTGTTCTCTAGACAGCTTCCATAGCATCTCGCCATTGGACAGCAACTGCCTAAAGCGGCAGTGATGCCCGAATATCTTGGCTAAGTCCATCCCATCATGACATGGGCCAATGTGTTCGAATGAGAAATACTTCGCCACCTCATCCGGTGCAAACTTAATGCCACAGCGTTCCAAGTCTTTCCTCAAGATACAGGTCAACTGGATGTCTTCATTCATCATGATCGGGTCTGGCATCTGACGCCGCATCACACCGTACTTGCTAGGAGCCTGCAAGAACTTCTTACTACGCAAGGAAAAGCCACCGTTCTGCACTACGGTTGCTTCACCCTTCCCCCACCACTGATAAAAGTTATGAAACTCGCCATTCGTCAACAACCCTGCATGGGTTAGGCCACCCACATAGTCATACTTCAACCACTCATCATTCCAATTGTTTGCATCCAGCGCCCACCCATCATGCTGCACAATCAGGGCGTACTCTGTATCAATGTAGTTATGCAGCGCGTACATCACGAACTCGCTGTAGCCAAAGTAATCCAACCTTGCTGGCAGTATCTTCTGCGGTACGAACGTCACATCAATCTCAACATTCGTAATCAGCAATGGTTGCGATCCCGGCAATGCTGCCGCCGTCCTCTTAATCGCAGGTATGGCGGTCGCACCTCTACCATCCCCGTAGATGGCTACCACCGTGATGTCTTTGTATTTATCTTTTTGCACGACGCCTCTCTGTCTCAAAGCCTTCCAAGTTCCAGTTAGCAATCCTGTACCGCGCTTCATAGTCCTTGGCACAGGCTAACAACTCCCGAACGACCTCCGGCTTAAACACCTGTTTCCAAGTTGCCAGTAACTCACGTTTCGCCTGCGGCGTCGCCGCTGCTATCGCCTTCCTCATCTCATCGCGCAACACCCGGCGCGATAACAGCAACTCCTCTTGGTACTTGTCTTCAGGACTCATCTGACGCTTGCGCCAAAGCCTTGATCTCTTTAATGGGAAGTCCAAACGCATCATGCACCGCCAAAATAAAACTTGCCCCCACCCCCATTGTCCGGCCTCTAATCTTCGATAACGTCGGCCTCTTCACCTCCAAGTGCGCAGCCAATACCGAATCATTCTTCAACCGATACGTTGCCAGCAAGTAATCCAGCAACTTGTGCGGCTTCCTCACATACTCCTTCTCCATAACCCCTCCTATTCAATCCTCCACACCCGAATCCCATCACCTTCCCGCCGACATACAAATTTCTTTCCCATGCGCTTACCCCGAATACGGTTGTAATTACACAAGACATTCATGTTTCCACCCGGCACATGGAAACTCTCCCCCACCTGCAATTCCTCATACGGATAGTTGTGCCGCACCTTCCCATCAGGCACCGGTACACTCGCAGTAATCTCGTACATTCATACCTCCATTAATACAGTACACAAACTGTATCACAGAAAACGTAAATTTCCTTGGGGCGGGGGTTTAGGAAAACCCATTTTTACTTGGGGCGGGGAACGGGATAGGGCGCGCAACTCCGAGGGGTCGTGTCCAATTCGATAACCATACAAAAACGACAACCCGATGTCCGATTGACAACCCATTGCCAATTGCACAAGCATGCCGATTGAGCAACCTTGTCATCATTGCATGGTCAATTGCCCCTTTGACATCAGCCCATGTTGTCAACTGAGCATTAATTAACCATTTGCCATGTATCAACTAAGCAATATTGCCCCTGTGACAATACCCCTTTGTCAATTGTTAAATCTACAGGGGCGCAAGAATTGACAATATATGCATTATCGCCTTAGCAACAATCCCTAATAGATTACATATATCACTACATGTAAACCCATATAAAAATATATGCCTATATATATATAGATGCCCCTTGCCTTAACACGCACACCAACTATAATTAGTACCAGTGCTATTGCACTATTTCCTACGCTTTATAAGGGGCTAAATATGGAACTCATCACAACCAATATTTGCGGCAAATGGGTTATCGCAGTAACGAATGATCTGAATGAAATCATCGCTTCGTTTGATCTTTGCGACGAGGATAGGGCTTATTCGTTTTTCCTCTCGCAATTGAACGATGAGGAACTGCTAGCGGAACAAGCTCGCGTTGCCGCAATCGAAACTGGTTGGATTTTGGATGCTGAGGATGCTGCAAATAGACAATTATCCTACTGCAATTAATCACTCAGGCCGCATGCGCGGCCTTTTCCTATCCTAAAGGGGCTATCAATGAAAACCGACATTGCACAGATCATCACCGATAGAATCATTTCAGAACTCGAAAAAGGGGCGACACCTTGGGTTAAACCTTGGCGAACACTCAAAGGCCTGCCGGGGGCAGGAATGCCATTCAATCCTGCTAGTGGCACTGTTTACAGGGGCGTCAATCATTTCTGGCTTGGCATGCAACCCTTTGCAATGCCCTATTACGTCACATTCAAGCAAGCACAAATGCTCGGTGGCAGTGTGAAGGCCGAGCAAAAGGGTATTCCAGTCGTTTACTGGAATGTTCACAGAAAAGAAACTATCGGCGATAAGGGTGAAACAGTCACCAGTGCCTATGCTTTTATCAAACATTACTATGTTTTCAATATTGAACAATGCGAAGGGCTAACACTGCCAGCAATGCCTGAAATGCCAGCAGTGGAATGGAATTCTTGCGCTGCCGCTGATGACATTGTTTCCCGATTGAATCTCGCTGGCGGCTTAACACATGCTGGTGACAGCGCCTATTTCCGGCCTTCAACCGATGCAATAGTAATGCCGCCAATGGCGGCTTTTGATTCACGCGAAAATTACTATGCAACCCTTTTGCACGAATCAGTGCATGCAAGCGGGCATGAATCAAGGCTAAAGCGAATCACGCCAGCACGATTCGGCAGTGAAAACTATGCTTTCGAAGAATTAGTTGCCGAATTAGGTGCCGCCATGCTTTGCGCAAAATGCGGCATTGACGGTGATTTACGGCATGCTGGATATATCGAGAATTGGCTACAAGCGCTTAGGAATGATAAGAAATTTATCTTGAGTGCCAGTGCCAAAGCGCAACAAGCAATGGACTATCTGACTGCTACCAGTGCTGATGAGCATAGCGAAATCAGCGAAGCAATAGCAGCTTAATTAAGGGGAAAACAATGAAAACGCACACTATTTCTAATGAAGCAATGTTACAGATTATCGCCATTGCCAATTATGTTCTCGAAAGTGAAGAACGGCATTACGAGG